AACAGATAATTCCTCGCTGTCAGGCGTAAGATCATACGCTGGCACACGAACTGTAGCCTCTAATGCATGTGCGTATTGCTCAAAGCAATCTAGGAATATGTACAACTGTTGTGTGAGAGAGTGAATTAAAACTTCGGTATTGCTTATTGCTTCAATTAACTCAGGGTCTTGCGACTTAACCCACTCATCATTCTTCAGATACGTCTGTATCGTCTGGAATGTCTTCTGTAATTCTTCCGTCAACATCGGTTTCTCCATTGACTTCCTCCTGTGTAAAGTCCCGTTCCTTGCGTGGATAGTTTCCACCAAGATAATTCAACATGTTCTTCAATGCTCTATTAACACGCATACGAACAGCATCAGTAGATAGAGATGTTTCAGACGCTATTGCACCCATCTCAAGCCCACTTGCGTAACGCAAGAATATCATTCCCTGCTGTTCCTTAGTTAACTTGTTGTAAGCCTTAGATATATCAGAGCACATAGCAGGCCAGTTATTACCCTCAGATGCGACCTTCTTTACATTAGAAAAACTAAGGTCATTCAATACAGGTGCTTCTCTTACGCCTGTTAATACAGCAGGAAGCACACTCTCAAGCAGTTGTTTATCATAGTAGTAGTTATCCTCTACACGATAGCCAACAACCTTAGCCTTTTCTTTCTGACAGTAATCTTTTGCAGCGTTACGTAATGAACGTGCTATAAGTTTAATTGATTGCTTGCTGTCAAACTCTGCTTCCCAATGCTTAACCTTCTTGGGATGAGTCAAGAACCAAACCCATAACTCTTGGCGTAGATCATCTATCTCAACCATACGATACTTTCGTGTGTATTCGTAAGCAATAGATGACACTACGCCATCATAATCTTCAATCATTCTTTTTACCACCGCCACGTTTTGCCCTCGACAGTAAATGAATTCTTAACGATAGGAACAATCTGAGGTGTCACGTTCTTACCATCCACATGCAAGATACCAAACCCTTGTTGCCATGTGAACAAGCCAGCCTTGATGTACTTAGCCTGCTTGAGATTCATTAAGTGTCCGACTTCCATACCCCATACAGTACGAGATCCATTAGACCATGACTGTGTGTAGTGAGTAAGTCCCATGCGATGTGTATGTCCACATACGACAGACATTCCAGAACGCTTTGCGAGTCCGAGAGCAGTAGCCCCTGCTGTCGGTTGCACATTACCCTCATCACCATGCATAAGTAACCAACCTGGAGCAATCTCTACAGGCCCATGATAGTAATTGATACCAAGTTCATCTAACTTAAGGAACTTCTCAATCTCTAACTCTGGTAATCCTAAGAATCCAGGAGCAGATGAGCGTAACTTATTGAACAGTCTGTCTGAATGGTTGCTACGAACAATAGTATCAACAGTTAACTGCTCAAGAAGTTTAACAGTAGTATCTCTGTCTTTACCTATCGATCTTTCCCATTCAAGTTCTGTTCCCTTTGCCCAACGACTGATACTTTGAAAATCGATCTCATCTCCAACTGATACAACTGAATCAGGTTGATAAGCATAGATAAACTTTTTGACTGCATTGACCGCATCCACATCGTGGAACGGGCTCTGCAAATCTGAGATTACTACTATTGCTTTACTCATTTTTTCTTCGCTCTCCGTTTATTCTCTAGAGCAACATTCTTACTCTTAGATAGTACTCGTAAGTTCTTTATGCCATCACGGCCAGCACGACCACCGTTATCTTTGTGGTCTACCTCTTGGTCTTTTCGTAAGGATTTTCCTGTGGCTTTTTTGTACTCCACACGAGCCTTATTGCTAGAAGTAGTAACAGTAGTGCCATCTTTTTTCTTACGCTTAAAGACATAGATCGGCCTACCGCCATTCTGTTTGCTCCCCTTGTATGGTCCAAAGATTTTCATTAGAAAACCTCATTGACTTTGTAATATTGCTTATAGGATTCTCCAAAGACAGTATCTACAATAGCAACTACTTCTTCATTCTCTTGCAATAACTCAACAATGCCAGAGGCTTTTAATATCTCAATAACGGCATTATTCTGTCGTGCTAGAGTAGCGTATCTACGTTGTAACTCTGCTACTTCACGAACTAATTGTTTCTTTTTTGTTCTCATTTGGTCCAGTCCCCTCTAAGTACTAGCAGTCCGATGACTGCGTAGTTAGCCATATCCTTGAATGAATCTTCAAGAGACTCATGCTCAGGATTCTTACCACTATCAACTAGGTTATTGATCCTAGCCAACTTGTCATGCATACGAACTCTAAGTCCATTGATAGCACCCCCTGGTGCATCTGCAATATTCCTAGGGCCGTAATCCTTGTGCTTAGATAACAACAGTTCCTCTAACTCATTAAAGGTACTGCTTAGTGCTAGTTCAAACTCTTTACTTATCATCTTGCTCCTTCAATAGTTCCTCTACCCCTTGTACTAAATCTGCTGCAAGTTCTACCGTGTGTGCTTCATTGATAAATCTATGTAATACGCTTTCACCTTCTGATGCATTAACCAATGCCAAAGCAATAGATTGGATTAAGTCATATAGATTATCTAGGTCACCATGATCTACAAGATGAGCCATCTCATCAAGGATAGTAAATAGTTCTAATGAGTATTGATTACTCAAACGAACCTTCCACTCAAATCCAATATCACAATGATCTAGAAATGTAAAGATGTCAGGTGTAACAAAGTCACAGTCTTTACACTTATATCCTTTTTCGGTTGGAATTATCATTGTGAGTTAGCCACCTTCTGCTTAAAGTACTCAGCCCCTTGCTTGAGATACATTGAATTAACATCTTCACCCTCAGGCATCTGAACAGTAATTACATTACCTAGTTCACGAGTTAAGGATTTAGAAAACTCATGCCCTGCTTGATCTCCATCAGCAAACATGAATACTTTATCGAAGTCTGCTAACAACTTCGTGTAATGTTTCTTCCAGTTGTTCACTCCTGGTACTCCGACAGAAGGCAAACCACAAACATAATCCAACGTGATCGTGTCAATCTCACCCTCACAAATACATATGTATGAGGATGCTTTGAAGAATGCTCGTGTGTTGAATAGGTGTGTGTTTGCACCAGCCAAGCCCATATACTTCGGTTCTTGCTAATCCATTGACCTGAACCTGAGGTCAACCACACCCGTACGAGTAATATACGGGATAGAAAGTCTATTTTGATATTGCTCATGACCCGTAACTGGATCTAGCACGACGCCCAATCCCACTTTCTTCGCTACCTCCAGAGTAATTCCCCGTTCTCCGAGGTAATCCTCCGCTTCGTGTACCGCTGCTGCGTAATACTTGGCTGCTTTGCCCAGAGATTCTCTCTGCAAACTTGACTGCTTCATAAAACTTTAGCCCCTCTTTCCCCATAATAATGTTGTAAGTGCTTCCCTTAATTTGACAGGCGAAGCAACAAAATACATTTTCTCTAGTGTTGACTGTGGCTGACTTATGTGTGTCGTCGTGGAATGGACATCTGATACTTGACCATCCGCTTCGTTCTGGTACATTTGCTCCATAGTGTTCTAGTATTGGTTTAATTGGTAGCACATCTACACGATGTGACTTTCTTGATCCATTGGTTGAAATCTTCCACCACCCATGCTTGATCGATGCCTGCCATCCTACGCTTAACTATAACATATGATGGTGGTACCTCGCTAAGTGAACGTGCTTCTGCATAATGCTTTGCTTCAACTGTTGCTTCATTCCAGAACTCAGGCAACTTGAGCGCCTTAGTCGCCTTGAGTTCCAGGATATAAGTTTTACCATTGGCCATAACAACAATGTCGCCTTCATCTTTAGCACCAGCCTTAGTTAATCTTTCGGCTACTACATTTTTAGAACGCAACCATTTTAATACAGTTGTTTCAAATAAAGATCCTTTGCGACCATTCTTGTTTGCCATTTAGTCTTTAATACCAACCCTTTCGCAAGTGGTGTTGAAGCGCCAAAGTAGGCGTTTTATACCGTTTTTTGATGTATTTCAACCCTAAATCAACTTGTTGAGTCGGGGTAGTATCTTCTGACATTCCGAGAATTTGGGGTATTCCGTAAGCAGTAGACTTTGGGTTATCTGCTGTGTAATCCCAGCGAGATTCCTTGGACCAGAGTGTTAATAAAGATTTCCACTCATGATCATTCCAACCTTGTAATCTCACTTTCATCTTAGCGTAACGCTTAGCAAGTGTTTTACTTTGACTGACGGTTAGTTTTAACTCTTTGCATTCAGGCTTCATAGGGGTTACGACCCACATAGTCGCAACCGCATGATGAGGCCAGAAACCCGCAAAGACCACAAAACACATCAATATATATTTCAGGTTGTGTTTCTTCATAGTTTCTCCTCTGTTGGGGCTGTTGCCTTTGTCCCACAGACAGCACACTCCATATCGATAAAGTATGAACTTATTGTATCACTATCGTCATCCCATTCGACGAGTAGTTTCCAGATATAAGAACCACAAGGACACACTTTAGTGGGTTCACCACGTATGTCCATGGATTCTTTATAGTCTGGTTTTAATTCCCAGATATCCTTGGCGCTCATATTCTTTCAGGAATATCGGAAACTTCCATCACTTCAGGATTAAATTGTAGCCAGAACGATGTATCTCCAGTTGGATCTGCTTTGCCGTATCTGTTTTTAACAGGTGCGACAGCAAGATATCCAGGAGCATTAGTTCCAACGGTTAAGATCAAGGCAGGAAGTTGTGCAACCATACCTTGTAATGCTGATCGTGGCTGACAAGGATTGCCAGGATACGACTCCTTCGTATGATGAAGAAGAAGAACTGCAGCATTAGTATCTCTTGCGAGATATTTCAGTTCTTTAATTGTAGAACGCATCGCTGCGAACTCTTCACCACTATCGTTAGATATATCAATTAGATTATCAATAACGATTAAAGTTGGTGGACAACCCCATAGTTCTTCAAAAGCACATACTTCCATATCTAAATCAGCCAATGTTGGCGCTGAGTCAAATGACCAGAAGATATGCCCTGAATTATCATTGATAGTCTTACGAGACTCCTCAACGTTTTCTATGAGCATCTGTTCAGCCGTTGATTGCGGATGACCAGAAATCATTGATAGCAAACGCATAGCCATAGTATGAGCATTAGTGTCTGCACTTATATATAAAGTAGGAACTTTGGATCTTAAAGCAACTGCAAGGTCAAGAGTTGATTTACCTGCCCCTGGAGTTCCTGCAATCATAGACACTTCTGCCCGCCGTATGACGATTTTATTTACGTCAAAGGTACGGAATACCGTTGGTAATGGTTCACCACCGATATCCTTGCTACCTACTGCACGGGCTAAAGTTCTCATTGACTAAAACGAATTCCAATCTGCATCAGTACGTCGGATCCATACTGGCTCACATTGGTCAGGTGTTCCCTTAGGCGATGGACACATGAATGCTTTCCATGGACCCTTTGCCCCTGCACCTGTTCGCTTTGTCATCTCACCATGTTTACAAGCACGGCTTGAAGGACCTGTGCTTGGTGAGAAAGTTTGTGTTGGAGCAGGTGCTGGTGTAGCGCCTAGTCCTTGTGCAAGATTACCTACGGCTTGCGCCATTGTTGTAGGTGCTCCCTCTATTGATACTGCCATAGTAGAGATCAGACTGTCTGCTCCGATGTCTCCTAGGATGTGAGTAAGGTTTCCCTTAAACTCATCTGCAGTATCGCCTGCGATCACAAAGATGCGACCATCAGGCAGTTTGCTACTAACTTGGAAGTTAGCATTAGCCATTGTTTTTCCCCTTTTCTGTGTATTTTCCATTCATAAACTTACAATGTGATAGTACACCACAGCGACCACAGTTGCTCAAGTTAGGCAAGAATATATCAGCCTTACGAGCCTTGTCAAAGCCAAGGAATATTTCTTCAACTTTATCTGTTGCTAAGTGATCTAGATTCCAGATAGATACATGTCCAGTTCGTGCATCCCAAAAGCCTGCTTTGTTCACTTCAAGGCCATCCATCTTGCGCAAAGCCCACGCATAAGTAGCAAGTTGAAGTGGGTGCCTTTGGGATGACGCCCCTGTCTTTATATCAAGGAGGACTATG